AGCACCAGAAGGTGATGCGTTTGCGGCTACCGATGCGGCGGCCGGCGGCGAAGCAGAACTAGGCAGAGAGCGCAGATAATGCGTCTAAATGAATTTGCATTTGATGAGGACATCATCGAAGACGAGGCTGATGCCCGCGGCGATATGGACCTCATTACCACTTTGGAATTCCTACGAAACCAAAGTGCTGGCAAACATCTAGTACCTCGCGTTCGCGTTGACAGTTTAATCAATATGATTAACATGCACAGCGACAGCGAAACTTTCAGTAATTCCAGTTTGATGAATGCATTTAAAACCAACGAAGTGGTTAAGAATTTAATTGCAGACATCAAGGAAGATGAAAGCACAGGTATCAAATATGTATACCTAAAACCAATCAGTGATGAAGATCCAGATCAACTTGATGGATCAACTGGTGACGTAGAAGCAACCAAATCCGAACCGGAAAAGATTGTTTCTAATATGGCTGACAAAGCCATTGCAAATCGTAGTTAATTCTCGTATAATGTAAATAACTGTATAAGACAGTAAACATTTCTGCCCTCTGTGGCGTTATATATGTACAGTCTTATAAGGAGGCAGTTATGAAACGAATTCTAGCTTTGGTATTACTATGTGTCAGTGCTACAGCAATGGCACAGCATCATCACCCACACGGGGGTTGGAGACATCATCATGGATATGGTTGGGGTTGGTCTGTACCTATTCTAGTCGGTGGTGCGATAGTCGGATATGAATTATCTCGAGCTAATCAACCCACAGTGGTAGTTCAGCAACCACCTAATATCGTTTACATACCAAGTCCGGTCGCTGGCCAACCACCTAATTGTACAATGTGGGTTGAAACACAAAACTCCGACGGGACTATAACACGAACAAGGACCTGCACACAATAATATGGCATACTCAGACAAAGTCATTGACCACTATGAAAACCCCCGAAATGTTGGTAGTTTTAGCTCTGCTGACGATACCGTTGGTACTGGTATGGTTGGGGCACCTGCTTGCGGTGATGTAATGAAACTCCAGATCCGAGTGGAGGATGGGGTTATTACTGACGCACGATTTAAAACATACGGGTGTGGAAGTGCCATTGCAAGCAGTAGCTTAGTAACAGAATGGGTCAAGGGCAAGACGCTTGATGAAGCCGCAAGTATTAAAAATTCAGAGATTGCAGAAGAGCTGGCACTACCACCAGTTAAAATTCACTGCTCAATACTTGCAGAGGACGCGATTAAAGCCGCGGTAGAAGACTATCGCAAAAAGCATGATATCGTTCACTGACACAGCAAAAAATAAGATACAAAAATTAGTCACAGCCAAAGGATACGCTGGAATTCGTCTTGGGGTAAGAACTACCGGTTGCTCAGGACTTGCTTATGTGTTAGAATACGTTAAAGAATACACATACGAAGTTGGCGACACAAATTATGCACAAGATGGGTTTGTAGTTTTAGTTAGTGCCAAAGATGATGTTTATCTTCGTGGTCTAACAGTAGACTATGTACGCCAAGGACTTAACGAAGGCTTTGAGTTTAAAAATCCCAATGAACGTGACCGCTGTGGTTGCGGAGAAAGTTTTAGAGTTTAATGATTATCAAAAAATATGACTACACGCCAATCAGTAGAACAACTATAGATGGCAAAAGGCATTACTGCCTACCCGACGGAACGGCAGTACCCAGTGTTACTACTATTCTAGACAAAACAAAAAGCGAAGAAAGTCGGCAAGCCTTACAAAACTGGCGCAATGCCATTGGTCATGAGCGAGCACAGGCCATTACCACCGAAGCCGCTAATCGTGGCACTAGGATGCATGCCTACTTAGAAACTTACATCAATAGTCAACAGATGATGCAGTTTCCCACCAACCCTTATGCACACCCAAGCTGGTTCATGGCGGCAGAAGTTATTCTCAAAGGGCTATGCAATGTAGATGAATTTTGGGGCAGTGAAGTTCCAGTTTACTATTCAGGACTGTATGCAGGCACCACAGACTGTGTTGGTGTGTGGAAGGGCAAGCCTGCCATCATGGACTTTAAGCAAAGCAACAAAGTTAAAAAGCGAGAACATATCAGTGATTATTTTATTCAACTTGCGGCCTATGCACAAGCACACAATAACACACACGGCACTGATATTAACTCGGGGGTAATTTTAATGGCTGTACAGCCTAAATTACTAGAAGATAAGACGTATTCGACGCCAGAATACCTAGAATTTGTCATCGAAGGAGACGAATTTGCATACTGGACCGACGAGTGGACTAAGAGGGTAGAGCTCTATTACCTAACAAACTAAATACTCTATATAGTTGAGGATTTAGACAATGGCCGTTATACAAATTAGCCGCATACAACATAGACGCGGTTTACAAGCAGATTTGCCCAATCTAGCCAGTGCCGAGCTAGGGTGGAGCGTCGACACACGCAAACTCTACATCGGTAACGGCACCATTGAAGAAGGTGCACCTAGCCTTGGCAGAACAGAAGTTCTAACACAGTACAGTATCTTAGATTTTGAATCTAGCTTTACCAGTAACATTACAGCACTTCAAGCCAACGTTGTTGCTATCAATGGTAATATTGCAGTAATACAAAGCCAACTTCCAACAAAGACGTTTACCACCTTGGCAGTAACAGCTAATGCGGCAACCATTACTTCTACAACAGCCAACAACTCTGTCATTAGTTATACATTAGGCCAAGGAGCTGATGAACGGTCCGGCACCATTCAATTCAGCCGTGCTAACAGCACAGTGGCCTATATTGAAAATTCAACAGACACAGGATCAACTGATGTAGTGTTTACTATGAATGCTAATGTTACACACACAAATTTAAACTATACAGCCGGCACAGTGGCCAACTTAATTTATTCGTTCAACACAATTTAAAGTAGTACATGTGGAAACTTAATGCCGTAGAGCGTTTAGCTCGTTGGCGTGATTTTCGAAAATCGTTAGACAATCTCCCTATGGAACAAGCAGTCCAGTCTGTAGCAGACTTTTGGACCAGGTGTCCATTCATGCCCTATTATCTTGATCCAGACAGACCCGAGTCGTGGCCCGACCCGTGGACATTAGTGGAAGAAAATTATTATTGCGATCTTGCAAGATCGCTTGGAATGCTGTATACTATAACACTGACCAAGCACACGCCCAAATTGGAAATAAGAGTATATTATGATCCTGAGGCCAGAGTATATTATAATTTAGTCTGGATTGAAGAAGGGAAATATGTACTTAATATGAATGAGGGTGAAGTCGTAAATAAAACACATATCGCAAAGCATTTTGAACTTCGTAGCAGTTACGGAGAAAAAGAACTAAAGTTGAATAGTTACTAAGAGGAATCAATGAGTCAAATACTAGTTACAAAACGAGACGGCAACAAAGAGCCGCTAGACATCGAAAAACTGCACAAAGTAGTTTTTTGGGCCACACAAGGTATCACAGGTGTTAGTGCCAGTGAAGTAGAAATTAAAAGCCACATACAGTTTTACAACGGAATTAAAACTAGTGAGATTCAGGAAACGCTAATTAAAAGTGCGGCTGATTTGATCAGTGAAGAAAATCCCAACTATCAATATGTTGCCGGCCGACTACTAACATACCATCTATACAAACAAGTCTATGGAGATTATAAACCATGGCCTTTACTAAAATTAGTTCAACGCAACACCGAGATTGGTTATTACACCCGAGATTTGTTGGCAAATTATAGCGAAGGCGAGTTCGCACAATTGGATTCAATGATCCGCCATGATCGCGATGAAAATTTTACCTATGTTGCAATGGAGCAATGGCGTGGCAAGTATCTAGTACAAAATCGTGTTACTAGTGAAATATACGAAACCCCACAGATAGCTTACATGATGATTGCGGCCACTTTGTTTATGTCTTATCCTCGGGATACACGACTAAACTGGATTAAGGAATATTACGATGCAATTAGTACTCATGACGTTAGTTTACCTACTCCTGTTATGGCTGGTGTACGAACACCGCAAAAACAGTTCAGCAGTTGTGTTCTTATTGAGTCTGATGATAGTCTTGATTCCATTAACGCTACTGCCAGCAGTATTGTCCGATATGTCAGCCAGAAAGCCGGCATCGGCATTGGAGCAGGGCGTATTAGAGCTCTTGGCAGTCCCATTCGTAACGGCGATGCATACCATACTGGCGTTACTCCCTTCTTAAAATTATTCCAAGCCGCTACTCGCAGTTGTAGCCAAGGTGGTGTGCGTAACGGTGCGGCCACTTGTTACTATCCTATATGGCATCTTGAAATTGAAGACATGTTGGTTTTAAAGAACAACAAAGGCACAGAGGATAATCGTGTACGCCAAATGGATTATGGTGTACAATTTAACAAATTAATGTACGAAAGACTTATTACCGGCGGTGATATTACCCTTTTCTCGCCTCATGACGTACCAGACATGTATGAGGCTTTCTTTAATGATCAAGACCGCTTTAAAGAGCTGTACGAACGTGCGGAACGCAATACCAAGTTGCGTAAGAAAACATTAAAAGCCGCGGACTTGTTTAGCAAGTTTATGCAAGAACGCAAAGACACAGGACGTATCTATCTACAAAACGTAGACCATGCTAATACACATAGTCCGTTTAAAGAAAAGATTGCTCCTATTAAGATGAGTAACTTGTGCAGTGAAATTGACTTACCAACTGTACCGTTAAATGATATCAATGACGAAAATGGTCGTATTGCACTATGTACACTTAGTGCTATTAACTGGGGTAACGTAAAAGAACCCAAGGACTTTGAGCGTATGTGCCGTTTAGCAGTACGCGGCCTGGATGCATTGCTATCGTATCAAAATTACCCTGTTCGTGCCGCTGAAATTTCTACACAAGAATTTCGTCCACTAGGAGTTGGCATTATTAATTTTGCTTACTTCTTAGCCAAGCACGATGTTAGTTATAGCGATCCGCGAGCATTAGCTATTGTTGATGAGTATGCAGAAGCATGGAGTTATTACCTAATCAAAGCGTCGGCTGATTTGGCCAAAGAACAAGGTCCCTGCACCCGTTGGCACGACTTAAAATACGCAGACGGGCAGTTACCCATTGACACACGCAAGCGTGAAGTTGATGAGCTAGTACCGCATCAAGAGCGTATGAACTGGCGTGCCTTGCGTGAGCAGATTTTAGATACAGGTATTCGCAATGCCACATTGATGGCATTAATGCCTGCTGAGACCTCCGCGCAGATAAGTAATGCTACCAACGGAATTGAACCTCCTAGAAGTTATGTAAGTATTAAACAAAGCAAACACGGAGTATTAAAACAAGTTGTTCCTGAATATCGTAGACTAAAGAACAAGTATGAATTGTTATGGGACCAAAAGTCGCCAGAAGGCTATCTAAAACTATGTGCAATATTGCAAAAATATATTGATCAAGGTATTAGTACCAACACTTCGTATAATCCTAAGTTTTACGAAGATGAAAAGATTCCTATGAGTGAGATGCTCAAGCACTTGATCATGTGCTATAAATATGGAACTAAACAGTTATACTATTTCAATACCAATGACGGACAAGGTGAAATAGACGTAGACAAAATGTCCAACAAAGAAGCTCAGCCTTTAGCTGAAATAGAAAATCAAGAGGATTGTGACTCATGCGTAATTTAAACGAATATGACGAGGTAAAATTTGAAGAAGAGTTTGCCAACAGCAATGTTGCCAACCAAATTAAAAAAGATTTTGATATCTTAGTTTGGGATAAACATCTACCCAGACATATATATGCAACAGAACGACAATTTATTGGTAGTCGAATTTGCACCATGACATCTTTTTACTATATTACAAAACTATTAGAAAAAAATCCAGAAGTAATCTATGACTTTGGTTGCGGTTGGAATTTATTTAAAAGATATATTCCTAATATTCATGGTATTAGCCCCGAGAACCCCGAAGACCCGCACAGCTACTATGCTGATCAATATGATATTTTTGATGAAGACTATGCAAATAATCATCAAGGTCAATTCGAATCGGCTATGGCTATTTGTTCATTAAGCTATAGACCTTTAACTGAAATTACTCACACCGTAGAATCCTTTATGTCAATTATCAAACCCGGCGGCCGCGGGTATATTGCCCTAGATATTGCCCCGATGTTGACTAGAGAAGATCCAGGAGTACTAGACGATGTGTTTGGTACAACAACACCTATATTCCACGAAGTTGAGGATTATATTAGAGAAAAACTTGGCAAGTTACCATGCGAATATTTGGTGTTTGATTTTGATGCAGACGTTACTGATGCATACGACGGAAATCTAAGAATAGTTTTTGAAATACCACTGGAATAAAAATGAGCGTATTTAATATTAATAATAAAAAAAAGCACACAGACGCCCTTATGTTTTTGGACCCAAGTGGTCCAGTGACTGTACAGCGATACGAAACATTAAAATATAGACAATTTGATAAATTAACAGACAAACAGTTGGGATTTTTTTGGCGCCCTGAAGAAGTTGATGTTATGCGTGACAGCAAAGACTTTAAAGAATTAACAGGATACGAACAACATATTTTTACCAGCAATTTAAAAAGACAAATTTTATTAGATAGTGTGCAAGGACGCAGTCCTAACCTAGCGTTCTTGCCCTTTGTTTCAATCCCAGAGTTAGAGACCTGGATACAAACTTGGGCATTTAATGAAACCATTCACAGCCGCAGTTATACTCACATTATTCGCAATGTATATTCAGACCCTGGTAGAATTTTT